AAATTAATGTCATCGTATACAAAGTCTTCTACAAGACATGGTAATGATTCAAGAGCACCAGCATATTTAAAGAAACCATTTTCTGAAAACCAGTATGCAGCACCATCTACCTCTACTGCTGCATTCTTACCTGCAAGTCCACAGTTTGTACCTGCTTGTACAAAGGCAAATGTAAAAGGTTGACCTACGAATCTTTGTAAAAATAAAGCTGTGTCTGTGTAAACATAAATTGCATCTCTACCTCTAATCGCTCCCATGATCCGTGATCCGTCGGCCAGTCTTTGTGTACCAGCTGTATTGGTTGCTGTGGGTGTATAAGTATTAATATCTTCTTGAGACGAGAATCTAATAAACATGTCGTCTTGTGTGGACTTCGTGCCAATCGTTGTTTCTGTTCCATAGAATACTAAGTGTCTATCCGGTGTAGATACGAGCATGTGTCTTGAAGCTGTTGGTGCACCAGATATGATAGTTGCTCTAGAATCTGTTGCATTTGTTGCTGAAGAGTCCCACTCAAATACCTCACCGTCTACAATTAAACAAATAGCTTTGTCACCAAAGTTATCAATGGACCACATACCAGGGTCTATAATTAAGTCTCCAGATGCTGCTTCACCCCATGCTACGAAATCAGATGTGTTTGTAACTGTAGCACCTGCAGTGTGTGATGCTGCCGTTGTGTTTCTTACACCTCTTGTTACACCTGTTAATGTGTTTGTAGATATACCTGTGTACGATATTTCCTCTGTTCCAATCTTAATAAAATTTGTTCCAGAGCTTGGCAACTGTGATGCGTCGTTTACAGTTATACTTGTAGCAGCTGCAGATATGTCTGCTGACAAAACAGTTGTGTATGCTCCTACAGCCTGACCACCCCAAGATCCAAGAGACCAACCAAAACCTTGTGCCTGTACGTCTGGTCCTACTCTGTAATAATGTCTAACTCTAATACCACCAGATGTTGTTGCACCAGATCCTGACTCTGCTGATGGCATCGTTATTGTAATTGTATTTGATGCCGGCACTGTTGTTGCCATAAATCTTATATCGTCAAAGTCTGACGCACCAAAATTTGAACCTGTGATAGATGAAAAATTATCTAGTAATACAATATCTCCTGCTTGTATGCCATGGTCACCAGAAAAATTTATTGTAACAGTTGCTGATCCGTTAGTCGTGGTAAATGCATTAGTAAGTGTCGTTGTGGCTTTAATAGGATGTATATCATAGAACACACCACCTGAATAAGCGTATAAAATTCTGTTTGATCCTATGATAGAATACTTTCGCCCTAAACTGTTTGTAAATTGATGCAGTGCTCTTGCTGCACCTGTAATATTGTCAGCCCCTAGTTGTTTCCAACCACCTATTTTTTCGGGTGTAGAATACCTAAAACGAACATTATCACAGTCTATCCACTGACCTTCCGCAGCTGTTGCAGTAACTTGTTTGTTTATACCAGGTTGAAACCCTATCTTTTGTAGCATAGATCTCCAGATTATATTAGATTGCGTTGATATTCAACGTTATTTGACTATTCCTAGCATAGGTCTTTTATCATACAAATTAGACTTTGCAAACTGTCCATCTGCATGATTATAGTGCAGGAATACTTGACCACATAATTCGCCTTGAAAAGGCTCTCTCCAGTGCTCTAATTCACATCCAGAGTAAATAAGCATATCTCCTGGTTTTAAGTCGACTTTCACACCTTTGGGTGCACCAGGCTTATGTATCTCTTTATACTCGTCTATGACGTTGTTAGACCCCGTAGGATCGATAAATATAGGCCATGCGTCTCCACCTAGGTTTAAAGTAGTAGATATCTCACAGCTAGGTCTATCTTTGTGTCTTCTTAGAATATTACCTTTTCTATAAAGTCTTGTGTATGAATATGTGGGCACTAACTTAAGTCCTGTCTTCTTCTGCATTACAGCTATAGTCTTAACTAGCAACGTCTCCATAAGTCTGTCACTATATTTAGCGTAGGAACCTGGAACCTGACTGTCGTTAAAATTACCAACAAGTTTATTACCAGCATGAGTTACACCATTGTTTAACATCCAAAAATCTGCCTCTGCTGATATTTGTAAGTATCTGTAAGCTATGTCTGCTACTTCTTTTGATATAGCGCTACGAATCACTTGATATTTATTTTTTTTAAAACTCATGATATTTGTATAAAATTATAAGATACAGATATTCTCCAGTTCTTTTCACCTTTATCTGTATTCATGTTTATATCAACACCATGAGGTAGCCAAGATGGAAAAAAGATCATACGCCCTTCTAGTGGCTCGTAAGCACAGACTCTCCACAACTGCTCCGGTAAGTTTGGTTCTCTATTAGGCATGTGTGTATTTGGTCCTGGTCTAGGATCTTCTAAAAATAATTTACCAGAGTTCTTTGGCACTTTAATATAATAAACACCTGACCACATAGAGTTAGGATGTGTATGTGTTTTGTTATAGCTGTAGGTAGGATTAATATTAGCCCACATGTTACCCAGTCCTAATTTACCTGATATACCATAATCTTTATTACATTCGTAAGCCATTTGAAATAATTCATCGATAAGAGGTTTATATTCTGGTCTCTTATCCATGTCGGTTTTGCTGTGCCAACCAAAACCAGAATTTGTTTTCTTTTCTCCTTCAGGGTCTGCTTTACGCCATTTTTTTATTTCTTTAAATAAATACTTATTAAGTTCTTTTGCATTTGCTACATCTTTAAAATATACAGCAGTTGGAAATAATATTTTTCTTTGTAGTTGATTTTTATTTTTCATTTAAATGGTGGTCCTCCAAACCACATCACTAAAGATTTTCTCACACCTTTTTTAACTGGTGCAACTTTGTGTCTTAAGAATGATGCAAAGAATATAGCTTGTCCTTGTTTCAAGTGCAGAGGTTTTTGATCACCCATCTCTGAAAATAAAAGATCACCACCTGTAAACTCTGATGGATCTGATAATAAACAAGTCATAGATATTTTTCTAATTGGATTTTCTCCATTTTGACCAAAGGCATTAAGATCCATGTGCCAATCATAAAAACCTTTTTTAGGATACACGGTAAACTGTGCAGGTTCTGTAAGTGTTACACCATCAAAATAAAAATGATTTAAGTTTACAATAGATAACTGATTCTCAATAACTTTGTACATCTGAGGTAATTTATCAAAAGGTATCCACGATATGGTTGTCACTCGTTTCTTAGTATCATACTTACCACTTTCACCTCCACCTACTTTAGCTTGTTCCGGCGCACATTGGTGACCAGCATCAATAATCATCTTACATTGTTCAGGTGTAAAGATGGGGTTAATGGTTGTGGCAATATACGATTGCCATCGTGGCATTCTTGGTATCACTCGTTCTGCCCCAATCCAGTTCTTGAAGATATAGGATTGTAATCAACATCAACATTACAAACTAATGTTCTTCTTGTTTCTTTGGTTCCGTTAAATGGATAGACGCAGTGTCTCATGTCATAGGGAAAAACAAAAAAGTCACCAATCTTCATGTCAGGCGAATAATCTGTTTTAGAAAACTGACCAGCTGCTGCACCGATAATCTGTAGTCGTCCATTTGTAGGTTTTGATTCTGCAGAATATTCAATACCTGTATCTTTTGGTAGTTTTAAACACATTACAGAAGATAAACCTGTATAAAGTTTACCTTGGTGAATATGCACAGGATTATATTCGTTAGCTTTCATTTCATTAACCCAAACAGAATTAATTGATTTTTGTGTTGGACCGATCTTATTCCAATCTGTGTAGTGATCAAAAACACTATGAAACCATTTCAGTATGTCATCAGGTAAGAAACAATGTTGATGCATCTTATCGTTGTTGGGACCAGAATAAAACAAAGACACTTCGTCTTGTATCTTACCAACTAACTGTTTGTTGGCTTTTGGTAATTGTTTCTTTTGTTTTTCATAGATTTCATTAAGACCCACAAATATTTCTAAGGGGACCTGGTATTTTAAAACCGTTTGCCCCATGTAAATAAAATCGAACTTCATTTTAATTTTTTAGTTTTCTTACTATCTAAAGACAAAGTGTTTTCTCTTAAACCTTTTTCTAGAGCTTCTAGTTGTCCCAATACATTAAACACTTCAGGTTGTGATGTACCAGGTGTTATTGTTTCTTTCTGTCTTTGTAATCTTAATAGATATGATTTAGCTTGGTGCGTGTT